TTCATAACATAATCATCACTATCAAAGTATTCTAATATCCACCATGCAATACAACGTGGATTTTTTGCTCCACAAGTAAATATATCGAACGCAACACAGTTTTTTTCTGGCCAAGTGTGACAAGAAAGATGACTTTCACCTAAAGTAACGGTACAAGTCACCCCATAAGGGTCAAATTGATGCACATATGTGTTTAAAACCTCTAAACCTTCAGTTTTACAAGCACTTTCGCATACTTGTCCAATTTTTTCCGAATTATTTAACTTATCAAAGGGTACATTATACACTTCAGTAAGTAAATGATTACCCATATGGGCATTTTTTACGTATTTCATCCCAGTTCTGGTTCAAATGGTTTTCTATCGTCAGTTTTTTTCCTTTCTTTTGCTGTTTTCCAGAAATAATTCTCTTCTGAACCCAATCCATCACGATCATGACCGTTTTCTACCTGATAATACACTGTTGAAACCTTAAAATCAGGCATTTTAGGTGTTTCGGGTGTAATACTGTTATCATAGATACGCATTCTGTTGTTTGGATAGAGACAAAACTGTCCATTGTCTAATTCTAAGAGATTATGAGACTTATGTTCAGCAGGTTGTTCACTTGTAGAGTAGTCAATTGAGTCTACATCTTGATGATAATTGTCTAAAGTACAAATATAAGTGCCAGTTTGAGTCCCAAAGTCTCTTGTCATCACTTCATAGTGCATCGAACCGATAAATTGCTTCTGAACTGCGACCACTCCGTAGTCCATACAGTTCCAAAACTGTAAATTATGCAGTGTCATGTCTGGTTTTGGTGTCTCAGGGTCACTTGTAAACGCAGAAATTGGTAATTTATCGAACATTGCAGCATAATCAGGCAAATATGTCTCAAAATAAAAGGCACGACCGGGTATTGACTTGGCAGAAACCCAGACTCCCTTTACAAATTCACCGTGACCACTCTTATGGTCGGTTAAATATTCCTTTCTTACCCAAACCTCATAGGAAGGTAGATTCGCAATTAGACAAGACATTTACTTTCCTTGCCCCCTTGGTCTTTTACGAGCCGAGTTACGCGAGGTAGCCGCGTATTTCGAGTGTTTTCCGTTTCCTTGTCGAGTTTTTTTCGGGCGACTTTCGATGTTAACACCCATGCTAAATGTTTTTGCCATTAATCAAGTTCCTCCTCTGTCATTTGAGTTGTAAATTCGTCAGGGTTATTCTTCCCTGTAAGATAAAATTCAACCGCAAAGTCTTGCATACGGTCAAAATATTCGCTTTGAGACAAGTCAGAGAAGACTGCCTCACCATTTTTAAGTATCGTGTACTTGGTTCTACGCATGCGGATCATAGTATCTCAGTAAAAATATAATAATTGCAAGAATCAAAAGTGCCGAGAGTATTGTAATAATCATTAGATTACTCTTGTCTTCTCATGACCAACACGAATGCGAGGGTCGCACCAGATTTCATAACCGGCCTCTTTGGCATCGAGACAGAAAGAGACATCTTCGCCACACATATCCTGTACAGTACCAGACTCAAAGACCTGCATCTTTGGAGCAAACCAAGGATAAGGCATCTTTTTCTTTCCACTCTCATCAAAGTCTTCAAAGACTCCTTTCTTTATGAGTAACCAACCAAATCCTGCATAGTCAACAGTAAATGGTTTCTTTCTCTTCTGTATTGTTTCGAGAGTCTCGTGATTCATCACACCACCATTGGATGCAAAATCATCCTCCTCTAACCAGTGAGCAACCGATGTAGTGCGACCATCTTCAGTACAATACCAACCAGATACAATTGGTCTGACTTTCTTATCATCAATTACAATATTATGACCAACAACTTGTGTAACTACTTTTCCATTCTTATCTTTAAGTTCAACACCATTCTTATCTTTAACTGGCTGACTTACTTCCTGTTTTGTAATTGCTTCTTCGGGAACTGAGTTTAGAATTAACTGGTAAAACTTTGCGGTATCAAAAACAATATCACTATCAATCCACAATTGCCAATCATATTCAAGTTTACCATCCCAAGGTAACTGATCGGGGCCTCGAAGAACGTTTGCACCTAAACATTTACAACGGGCAAAATTAACCATTGAAGAATAATCCTGAGATATCTGAATACCTCCACCTGCTTGTACGATATCAAAACATAACTGTACAAAGTTTTTCAAATAAGTATATGATACTCCTCGACCGGGAAGACAGAAAACAATCTTCTTTCCTTTGATTAATGCTTTTGCTAATTCATAATCCCACTCAGGTACTTTCTGTGCAGGTGCCTTTGATTTGACCTTAAAGCCTTTTGCCATAATTAATTCATTACATAATTATATTTTACATCAATATCTAGGTGATGTCAATAAGAACTTTCTTCAAGTGTTGGAACGTAATCTTTCGTGTTTTCCGTAACACATGAGTACGTTATTTCTTCTCTCCAGTAAGAAGTGTAGAGTTTATTCCATATTATATCAAATTCATGCTGATTTAAATTTTTAAAGAGACATTTATCATTTAAGTAAATGTGATAGGTGTTACACATGGGTCTTTCCGAAATACTTGTAGTGAATAATTGGTTTAACTGTGTTAATTATACTATACAATACTGTATTCTGTCGAGCAGTTACAGGAATAAACTCAGTGGTATGATCAAAATATTCGTCACGAACTGCTTGATTGATAACAATCGATCCATGAACTCCAGAAATAGAGCGATGGTATGTGCCTTTTGGAATGACAAGGGCTCCGCAATCTCGATTTAAGTGCACAATGTGATACGGGTCTGACCACTTTGGATTCACTAACTCAAATGTGCGATCTCCGGATAGAACTCGATTATGGTCAACCTGATGATAGTGGATATAAAACTGTTTGATTCCATCATACTCATCAGGTGGACTTACTGCAGGGCCTGCATGTTCAACTAGATCCGTCGCATTATTATCTTTTACAGAGATATCATAAAAAATTACATCAGGAGTTTCACGAAAAACTTGATGTTTTACAAATTCAATTTCATTCATCACTTTCAGTAATAATTACGTCATCATCATCAATCTTCCAGTTGAGGTTTGTATCTTCATACCACCCCATTTCATTGATGATCCACTCTGGTATTATAGCACGATATTCTCCAGTTACTGTATCAACCTCTATGGATGTAATATAGCCCCCGGAATTTTTTTGCATTCTGTGAAAACCTGTAGTCGTTTTTATATAGCGAAAAAAAATTTTACAATGCCTGTTATATTTGTGTCGCTTCCGTAACACTTTGTAGACTAGGGGTGTCGCGCGTTTTTATAAACGGGGGGATCAACAAACAACAACTGCTGATCCCACGAACGAACGAATGGCTATCCCCCTGCCATTCGTGAGTATAAGAAGTTGCGTCTGCTGAATGTCATGCGATCCACCAGTTTGTAAGTGCCGAACCCATTATCAAAGACATAACCCTCATGCTCTGCTTCATCACCCTGAAAGTAAACTTCTAAAGAATAATCATGTCTGCACTGGTACAAAGCAGCAAGTTTGATACAACGCACCAGTGACCACAAACGGATCAGGTTGCGATCCACTCCCTCAAATTCAAATGTGTCTGGGTGAATGTCCTCACCATTACGGATCGCTTTATTAAATGCTTTCTTGAGTTTCGCTGCTGTTTTCTTATCCACAAACTCAACGCTTGCTGCAATCTGTCTTGCAAACTCAACACGATTGCCCAATTCAAAACGATCGTCTTTACCTTCCAAGTGGTTATAATATCCTGTGTACATACGACACTTCGGGCGAACAAAAAGAACTGACTCAGTAGACTGAAGTTCTGTCTGATTGATTGGCACTCCGTAAGCATCACGCAATCCATTCTCTCCTAATTCGTAACGAGTATGTGGAGCAACGATTATATCTTCACCCGTGTAATCGGGAAACAAATAGGTTAATGTATTAGGTGTATATTCCCTTTCACCACCAAACCCGATCCAGTCACCTTGATATATGTAAGGTGTATCGGGTAGAAACTCAAGACAAAACTGTAAGATGTGAACTAATACGGGAATGTGTCCGTAGTAGTGTTCGACATCTTCACCATTATAACAAACCTTTGGATCTTTCTTATTAAATACGGACTTCGTACCAACGAACTGGCGACCCGTGACAGGACAACGACCCCAAACGATTGCTGGTGCGCCATCAATTTTAACGGATAGACGACCCGGTGATTGAAACCAACCGAGTACGTCTAAGTCACCTGTAAGAATTGTGTCCTCTGGGTGTTCTAGGTGTTTAATGTTTGTCATAGATCGCAATAGGCAGTAGTGATTTTTTCAAGTATGGAATTAACACGATCCATAACGGGTAATCCCCCGATTAAATCAGATGCGGGGGTGTCTGGGTCTGCGTAGGAAACGTAATCGTCCATTGCTCTTTCAATGGTTTCTAATTCCGCTTCGGTGAATAAAATTGGTTTCATTAGATAAAAATAGGATCAGCGTACTTGGAACAAGGGTGTGGTTGAGATGGTGAGCAACCGAAAGAGGCAATGAACTTATCTAAGAAAGAGATATCCTCATCAGATAGATCATCAAAATCAACCTTTGCGATTGACTGGACTCCCCACTCTGCGACCTCAAAAACGAACTCTTCCCAATCGCAACATACATAAGCAACATTTTCAAAGTTGTCTACTTCAAGTATTCTGTCTGCGATTCTATTTCCTAATGGTGTGAATACATCACCTGATGGGTTTGATGCTACTAATTTTGTCATAAACTTCGGGGGTTTTTGTTTATACTATTATTATAAAAGATAATCCACGCATATGTGGTTAATATGCGTGAATCGACACAAAACTTAATTAGGTAAGTAACCTGCAAATTCCATACCGGGCTCATCATAGAACCACGAAACTCCAACATCTGGGAAATCTTCCGTGATCTTTTCATAGATTCCCTGTGGTGGCCCCCACGCTGTATTAAATCCAAACTCTGCCCAACCTTCATCAATTTCTGCTGTGAATTTGTCGCACATATCCCACTTTGTTCCCCAGTTGTCAACGCACCAGTGATACCAGCGATCGTCGTTTTTGCCATCTGGAAAGTTGAAAGTTTCGGCAACTACTTCTCCTTTGTCGTTTTTGATCTCCTCTTTAATTGGAAGTTCACCTTTGCCGTTTGGAATTTTTGTGAAGTCAGGCCTAGGAAAGATTGCATTAAATGGATCAGGGCCATCTAATAGTTTAACTAATTTGTCAAACTGCTCTGAGTTGTCTCCGTTATCGGATAACCTAACTCTGTTTTCGCACCAATTTGGCATAATACTTTGGGGGTTGTTATACTTTATTATAATAGAAAACCCCAGAAAAAACTGGGGTTGTTGTGACAGTAATTAAACTGTCATGCCTGAGATAAATGGTTCTGCCATACCGAATGAATCAGATACGAACCACTGCCAGTTCTTTTGAAATATACCTCTGCTAGGTGCGAACTCATCTAAGAGAGCGTTAAGTCTGGATTTGGTTGTAACTGATTGCCACCCACCGTCTTTGATTGTGAGTTGGTTAGTTGCTGTATCTAAAGATGCAATATGATTGCCATGTAAGAAAACATCAACATCAGTTGTAATTCCGTTAGTTTTGAAGCATCTCACGGAAGTGTTTGCTTTGGAAAAGTTGCGTCTGTAGCGGATTGCTGCATTCATTTCCATTTCAATTTTGCGCATAACGTAAGGGGGTAATTGTTTGCTTACTCCTATTATAACCGATAGGAAACGGATTACGAGTGTTGTTAACAAATCGACACAATTAAAAATCATTCAGGATGGATTGCACTTTGTAACGTTTAACGTGTTTTTTATAGTATGATGTCTTTTTAGGGTCTGGGCCTAAAAAATACTCTAATAGATCAACTTTGGAATCTAATAGAGCTTCATAAATTTCTTTTGATTGCTTTTGATTGTATTCA